CCGGGTATGAGTTAGTAAGAGCAGACGAATATCCTCAAGAGGACTTTCCAGCAATCACCGACGGCAAATACGCAGGGGTTATCGGGCACGGAGGCCTAGTGCTGACTAGGGTACCGGAAGAGATCGCGAGGTCAAGAGAAGAATATTTTGCACGACAAGCGCAAGATCAACAGGCCGCAATCGACAACGATCTTTTGAAGGAACAGCATAGGGGAATGCCTATCGATATTGATATGCAAACTCGTACAACCTTCGGTGGCAAGAAAAGTTAAAAATTTTTAACGAATCAAACCAGCGATTGAACATTAAACCGTGACTGGAGGCCCGCAAGGGTAGGTCACATAAGGAGAAAACAATATGGCTAATGCGTCAACAGTTGGGTTTGGATTCAGACCCATTAAAATGGTTGGTCAGGCATATAATAACGCTGGACTTTCTGAGTACAGTGTTGCTGCTTCTTCTGCTTTAATTTCGCACGCATGTTTAGTGCAATTAACAGCAAATGGAGTAGTACTTGCAGCAGGAGACGGAGGGGCAAATAACCTCGGTACTCTGAATGGAGTGTTTTATACTGATGCAACTTCAAATAAACCAACGTTTAGTAACTTTTCACCAGCAAGTAATACTGCGACTGATATAGTAGCTTTTGTAAACGATAATCCTCAACAAATGTTTGAGGTTATGTCTGCAGATACTGCTTTCAATCAGAACGAAGTAGGACACTGTGCTGATCAAGTTAACGATGTTGGGGTAACTCCACTGTTTATTTCGAAATCAAAAATTTCGGCTACAACAGCGGCAGGTATCGCACAATTAAAAATACTAGGTGTTTCTAGAGATCCAGATGCGTCTGACACTACTGCTGAGGGCTTTGCTCTTAGAGTAATGATAGATGAGCATCTTCTTGGAAATAACGTAGCAGGGATATAAGGAGATAAATTATGGCTATATCACGAAACCAACTCGTAAAAGAGTTAGAGCCAGGATTGAATGCTTTATTCGGCCTGGAATATAAAGAGTATGAAAATCAGACAGCTGATATTTATACTACTGAGTCATCTGACAGAGCTTTTGAAGAAGAAGTAATGTTAAGTGGATTCGCTCAAGCACAAGTAAAACCAGAAGGTGCAGGTGTTACATACGATAATGCTCAAGAAACTTTCACAGCTAGATACACTAACGAAACAATTGCGTTAGCGTTTGCTATCACTGAGGAAGCTATTGAAGACAATCTATATGACAGACTGGCTTCTAGATATACTAAAGCTTTAGCAAGATCTATGGCTCAAACTAAACAAGTAAAAGGCGCAGCTACTTTAAATAATGGATTTGGTACTTTCACTTCAGGTGATGGTGTTTCATTATTTAATACTGCCCACCCAACAATTGCTGGAACTGTGTCTAACACACTAGCAACTGCTGCTGACTTAAACGAAACATCTTTAGAGCAGTCATTAATTGACATTGCAGCTCTTACAGATGAAAGAGGTTTAAAAATCGCAGCTAAGGGTATGAAGATGATCGTTCCATCTGCACTACAATTCACAGCTGAAAGACTTATGGCTTCTGCTGGTAGAGTTGGAACTGCTGATAATGATATCAACGCAATCAAATCTATGGGGATGATACCTCAAGGTTATGTTATTAATAATTATTTAACAGACACAGATGCGTTTTACATTATTACAGACGTGCCAAATGGTATGAAACATTTCGAAAGAACTCCTCTATCTACTAAGATGGAAGGTGACTTCGATACTGGTAATGTAAGATACAAAGCTAGAGAAAGATACGTATTTGGTGTATCTGACCCTAGAGGTATCTTTGGTTCTCCAGGAGCTTAATACTTCATTTTTTGTGGCGGGACATAGTCTCGCCACAATTAACAAATAGAAAGACAAAACCATGAAAAAATTCCTAATAAACATATATGCTTACGATTATCACGGTAGATTTGAAGTAGAATCTAATGATGACGCTATTTCTTTAGAGCAATCAATAGTTGACAAGCTAGGAGAAAACAGTATAGTTTGGGAAAAATCGGGAATGTTTAGCGACCTTCCTTATCGAATAACTTATGAAGAGGTTATAAATGATACAAGACCTATACAAACAAAAAAGGTCCTTGGAGTTGAAGTGGCAACAGGAGCATCTATCTAATGATAGATACACTCTTGAAATGGTCAGAATTGATGACAAAGTTAAAAGAGTCATTACTGACATTAAGCTGGAAGAAGCAGCTATTGCTCATAGACAGAATACTGTCGAAGGTTCTGCTCCACAAGTTTCTGTAGCTACTTAGAACAAAAGCTACATCGCTGAAATCGCACTTTTACCTAAGGCTCTCTTGCACTCTACTAAAAACTGTTGTATAAATACCATACTATACATTTAATAAATGATGAATGCTGACGCGTATAGTCGACAACCCTAGGGACAGTATTCAGATATCTAGGAGGATATTAATATGGCAATAACTACTTTTAGCGGACCAATTAAATCTGGAACTGTTAGAGAAGGGGCAAGTGAAAATTTAGGTTTTACTTTAATGTCTCAATCAGCAGTAATCGATATTATTGGTGCAACTAATACAACTACAATAGGAATTATTCCTGCAAATTCACAAATCGTGGACGCTATTATGAACGTAACAACTGTTTCTAATGATTCAGGTACAGGTACGGTTATTATTGGTACTGCGGCAGATGACAATGCATTTATGAGTGCAACAAATGTTAAAGCATTAGGTGTAACTCACACAGGCGGAACAACTGCTCTAGCGACTGATATTGGAGCGACTGACACAGCTGTCACTGCAACTTACACAGCACAAAATGCTGATGGTACTACAGGTGCTGCTACGGTTACTATTTTGTATATGCAAAATAATAATTTAAGTTAATAATTAATTTAGTGTGGGGCTTCGGCCCCACATATTAATTTAAGGAGAAAAAATTATGTCAAATGTATCAGGAGTAAAAAGTAAACAAGCAGTATTTGGAACTGACACAGATGCAATTTCTGCTGCAGGAACAGCGACTACTTTAGTTTTATTAAATAGTGGTCCTTGGGTCAATGCTCAAACAGTTACTTTAACCTCTTCAGCTAACAACTCAGGAATAACTTTTGTTGTTGTAGGAAAAGATGCTAACGGAGCTGCTGCTACAAGTGCAGCAACAACTGGTCCAAATGCAGGTAATGTAAGTGTAGCTGGAACTTGGACAGAAGTAACAAGTATCACCGCGAGTGGATCTATCACAACAGATATTTCTGCTGGAATAACATCAGGAGCTACAACAGGAATTATTTTTGCTGGCAGAACTAGAGTCAGAAGTATGACTGGAGTTGCAGGTGCTGGAGCAGGAACTATTTTTATTAAAAATGGTTCAGCAACATCAGGTCAAAACAGATTAATTTTAGATGTAGACAACGGATCAACAATCGACCCATATATTGCCGATGACGGAATTTTATGTGAAGATGGTGCATATTTTGCATCTGCCGGAACTGCAGTAGTAGGGTTGTCAATACAATTTGACGGGTAGGTTTAAATGGCTAATACAACTTCAAGTTCTTATACTTTTGATAAGAACTTAAGCATTGATGAAATAATTGAAGATGCTTACGAACGTATTGGCATGCAGGGTGTTTCTGGCTATCAATTAAAAACTGCTAAACGATCTTTAAATATTTTATTTTCTGAATGGGGAAATAGAGGTCTACAATTTTGGGAAGTAAGAAATCAAAACGTAACTCTAGTAAACGGACAAGCAGTATATACTTTTTTTAGATCTACTGCTGATGGTGTATCTGACGGTGTAAGTAATACACTTAGTGCAGGAATAGATGCAGCAGTTACATCAATTCCCTTGACCGCGATCACTGGTTTTCCAACAGCAGGTACTTTAACTATTGGTACCGAAGATATTACATACACAGGAATTTCTAGTTTAAATTTAACAGGATGTGTTCGAGGAGTTAATGGTACAACGGCTGCAGCACACCTTAGTGGTGATACGGTTAAACAGTCTCCAAGAGGAATGACTGATATCCAAGAAGCAAATTACAGAGTGGATACTACAAGTGTTGATACGCCGATGACAAGAATTAGTAGATCTCAGTATCAAGGTTTTTCTAATAAAACAGATTTAGGTTTACCAACTCAATATTGGGTACAAAGATTTGTTGATAAAGTTACTATGACTTTATATTTAACGCCGGGTAATTCACAAGCTGGAGATTTTATAAATTTTTATTACACAAAAAGAATTGATGATGTAGGTGCTTACACAAATGCAACTGATGTTCCCTATAGATTTGTACCTTGTATGATTATGGGTTTATCTTATTACTTAGCTTTAAAATATGCACCACAAAGAGTTCAAGAATTAAAATTATTATATGAAGATGAATTAAAAAGAGCGGAGTCTGAAGATGGTTCTTCTAATTCTACTTATATATCTCCTAAAATATATTACCCAGGTATTGGTTAATGACTACTTTTGCATCAGGAAAATTTGCTTTAGCTATCTCTGATAGATCAGGTATGGCATTTCCATATAATGAAATGGTCAGAGAGTGGACTGGTGCGTTTGTGCATGTTTCAGAGTACGAGCCCAAACAACCACAGCTAGATCCTAAACCTACAAGTGCAGATCCACAAGCTTTAAAAAGAGCTAGAACTGCTAGAACAGAATTTCCAACAGAAAATTTTTTACCAAATAATCCTTTTCAACTTAGTTCTACTTATCTCGTTCCTACACAAACAGCACTTAGTGTTAATGCAGCTAATAGTGATTTAGTAAATGGAGATCACGTTAGATTTAGAAATGTTAAAACTCCTTTACTTGAAGCTGACGGATCTGTTTATTACAAGGTGGTAGAGTTAGAACTAGCCACAACTTTAACTAATGCAA